GGTGATTCTAAGCGGTGAGCGAACGGTAATCATGGTGGATAGAAATGAGTTTTCCGGTGATGCCGTTGGATTCTTGGGAGGCCAGCCACACCGCCAAGTCACAAGCCTTCTTGAAATCGGGAGGCGTTTCCTTGACCAATTGGGCGTGACGGTAAGCGGCTACCCCTGCCTTCTCCGGTCCCGCTGAAATAACCGCGTCGTGAATTGAGGTGTTGAGCGCCCCTGGGGCCAAGCAGTTCACATCAATGTTCCACGGCTTCAGTTCCTCGGACAAGCACTCCATGAAGCGAAGGACGGCGGCCTTGCTGGTGGCATAGGCGGAAAAGTTTGGGCGTGCCTTGGTCGCCCCGCCCCCCGAAATAATAATAATCTTCCCTGATTTCCGTTCCTTCATCTGGGGGAGAAATTCATGGCAGCAGTTCACGACGCCCATCAGGTTGGTTTCAATAGTGTCCCGCCATTGCTCAATCGCGTTCGTTTCAAACGGTCCCACTGGGCCATAGATGCCAGCATTGCACACCAGCACATCGGTTTTATACGCGGCGAACGCCCACGGCTTCACTAAATCCCGAACGTCCATGCGATACACGCCCAGCGAATAGGCACGGGCTGTGGCGGTAACGTGCGCCCCGTCATCAATGAAGCGTTGCGAGATTGCGCGGCCCAGCCCGCGACTCGCCCCCGTAACGTGAATTTCAACGTCCTTTAGCTTCATCGTTGCTCCTTTTTGCGGCTGAAATAAGCGGGGTTTCGTGGATGGAAAGCAGGTTGTTAATCTCCCGTTCGAGGTGCGATCCGTATGGGAGCCCCGCATCCAGATACGCCCTCATCCCGATTCTAGGGTCGGTCCTGAGCGCGTGGGTGACGTGGTTCATATCCGCCCCCGTCTTTTTGCACAGCTCCCCCAGCTCGTTAGCATAGGCCACAGACAGGGCCAGAAACCCATTCAGGGCGTGTTTCACCATTTCCGCCGTCTCGATACTCGTATAAAGCAGATTGTCCGTAAAGGGGACGAAAAGGGCATCCAGCCTAGGGTCTGGTTTCCTCACCCCGCAGATAATACGGTCTTGATTCAAGAAGTCCTGTTCAGCGTGGGCCAGCCGGACGTTTTCAGGAGAGTAGGCAAAAGTCAGGTGCGGATACGTCTGCTCAAACCGCTTCATCGTCCCGGGTGGAGCGGGCCACGAAATAACGATTATTGCGGCTTCCAGTTGCCAAAAAGGAACATCGCTACACACCCAGAGAACGTCCGCATCCCCCCTATATGGGAAATGCCTGCCGCACGCTTTCCGCGTTGCCTCTGCCAACGGTCCTTCGCCAACGACAAGGACGTTCATTTGAAAATCTCCGTGGGGAGAAGCATCCAAGCGACCGTGCGCTTCAACGCTTCTTGAACGTCAACCTTCGGACGCCATTCCGTCGCGTAGAGTTTTCCTGGGTTCGGGTTTAAGTTGGGCGCATCGCCCACCCACCCGCGTCCTCCACCAGAATAAGTAATCTTTGGCTTAAGCCCCATCACCTCGCAAATGATCTGTGCAGATTCCGAAACCGAAAGCGTGTCCCGCGAACAGAGATTATAGATTCCTGTTTTTCTCCTTTCGATCAGATGCAGCATGGCGTCTAGGCAGTCCTGAACATACAGGTAATTCTTTCGCTGGGTCCCATCGCCCAAAATCGTCAAGTGGTCGGGGTGTTCCCGTAGTTGATTAACGAAGTCGAACACATGACCGTGTTTGTAACCTTCACCGAGCAATGGAACGAAACGGAAGATATACGCCTCGAATCCCTGCCCGGCTGCATACGCTTGGCAAAGGGCCTCCCCCGCCACCTTGGAGGCCCCGTAGAGGCTCGTTTGGGTAGGCCAAGGGCAATCCTCTTTCGGGTTGGGGGCGTCCCCGTAAACCGCAGAGGAAGACGCAAACCCGATTCGCTTGATGCCGTTCGCCCGCATCGCCTCCAAGACTTGCGAGGTTCCAACGGTGTTAACGGTCAGATCCCTTGTCGGATATTCCCATCCCCGTCGAACATCAGCATTAGCCGCCAGATGAAAAACGAAATCACACCCATCCATCATGCCTGAAAGAAATGATTCGTTCTCCAGTTTGTGGCCGTCTTGGGCGTCATAGCGCACATACGGAATGCCCATCAATTTTAGGCGCTTAATCAGGTTGTCCCCGACGAACCCCCGCGCCCCCGTTACAAACACTTTTTTCATGGAATGTCCGTGTTAAGGAGAGGCATCAGTTTATCCACTAGGGCGATTACTTGCTCGGGATTCGCGTCGTTGTGCAGTCTCCACTGCTCTTTCAGGGCTTCGCAAATGTCCTCGTTTCTCACGGGGAGTTTGATGCTCGTGTCGTGGTTTATGATGAGGTTGTTGTCGATAAACAGCTTTAGGCCGGACTCTCTGGCCATGCGGCAAAAGTTGTAATCCTCCCCGACCATCACGTTTTGCGAGTAGTCGGAGGCGTCCATTATTTCCTTGATGGCTTGATTGAGGGGAGCCCCACCCCACTCACCTGTTTTAGATTCAAAAGCAGCCTTAATCCGCGCCAACTTCCCCTCCGGGCTGTTCGGCCCCATGATGCAGCTAGGGAAAAACTCATACATGTCAGGCCGCGCCTGCTTCATGGCCGTTTCCTTCAGGATGTATTTATGCTGGGGCTGCTTCTCCATGATTTGAAGAAGCGCCTTCACAGAGATAGACGAAAACCCAAGGGGAATTTGCGCCATTTCAAGCAGTCCGTCCTTCCGCAATTCTGGATTCTCAACCGTAGCCCCATGGAAACTAGAGAGGAAATTGTGCCCGCAATACTGGGCTCCAACAATGTCCACCTCATGCGACATGAGCCGGTAGAACATGGAAACGAAGATTTCAGCGTTGGCTGGCCCGAGGTCTATGTCCCAGAACACGAGCCGATCAAAGCGGCGCTTGATTGCCATGTGGGCGAGTTCGTCCCGCGCCCATGCAACCGAAGTGCCCGAGGTCATCGCCCAGTCTAATTCAAACGGCGCGTTCGGCCCCCCCGTTATTTTGTTCCCCCGAGAGAGCATCAGGGAGAACAGATTTTTGATGTAGCCGGGAGAACAACCCCCGCGCACAGGCGATGCGATTAAGACTCGTTGCATGTGGTCGAAGCAAGTAGGTGTTAACCCACCGTATCAATTATGATTCAACCTTGCTTTGATAGTATCAGTTTCCCTAATGATGGAAACAGATGGCTAGAGAACACCGCGCTTCCGAGTTTCAACCTGATTTCGGTCTGAATTGGCGTCCGGTCCTAACCCGAGAGCAGGTTAAGGACTGGGACGCGGAACGACTCGCCAAATACATCGCCCTTCGCAAGCAGGTTGAAAAGGGAGCGATTGATAACCCCGTGGGGCAAGGGTGGAGCCTCCCAATGTGGGACAAGGTGCAAGTCAACTGGAAGAAATACCGAACGCATTGTATTCTCGGGGGCAATCGAAGTTCCAAGAGCATCTTCGCTGCCCGCATGGCGGTCTGGGCGGCGGCGACCATCCCCGAGAGCCAAATCCGAATGTATCACGTCAACTCGGAACGCTCGATTCAGGATCAACAGCAGATGGTTTGGGACGCGCTTCCCCAAACCATAAAGAACCTGCCGACCAAGAAGGGCGCGAATCATTCCCTGCAATTCTCGCAAAAAAATGGCTTCACCGACTCCATTTGCATCCTCCCCCCGCTTCCCGGTTATCGGAAGGGCGGCTCTATTATCTTTGGCAACTATCGGCAGTTCCAGCAGGACGAACAGGTTGCGGAAGGGTTCAAGGCCCACGCGATTTTCTGCGACGAGGAGTGCCCGCAAAAGTTCTTTGAAACGCTCCTGTTCCGAACGATTGACTACGACGGGAAGATTTTCCTGACGTTCACGACCCTCCAAGGGTGGACGCCTCTAATTCAGGACATTCTAGGAAAGACGAAGACGATGGAGAGCGCCCCCGCCCCGCTCTTGGGCGGCAGGCAGGTTCCGATCATCCAAGAGAGCCACAGCCGGAAAGAAACCTGCATCTACTATTTCCACACGGCAGCGAACCCTTTCATTGATTCCGAGGCGTTCCTTAAAACCCTAGCCAGCCGCCCCAAGGATGAGATTTTGGCCAGAGCCTACGGAATCCCAACGAAGTCAATTACCGGCGTTTTTCCGGGCTTCTCGCGTGAGTATGCCCCCAATGGGAACGTGATGAAACACGAGGATTTGCCGTGGCTGAAACCGAGAAAGAAGGACAAAAAGGGGAAAGAGATTCCGTACAAGGTCACAAATTACATGGCGATTGACCCAGCCGGTTCTAAAAACTGGTTTATGGTCTGGGTGGCGATTGACGCCTCGGGAACGTGGTTTGTCTATCGGGAGTGGCCGGACTACGATGATTGGGCGCTTCCGGGAAACACCCCCGAGGGGAAACCTGGCCCAGCCCAGAAGGGCTCAAAGAAGGGAATCCGAGAATACGTCGAACTGATTAAGGGCATGGAGGGGGATGAGGAAATCTTTGAGAGGTTCGTGGACCCGCGCATGGGTGCGGCGGAAAAGCAGAGCGACGAAGGGGCGACCACCATCATTTCCGACCTATCGGACGCTGGCCTTCCCGTGATTCCCGCCCCCGGCGTGGACATTGAAAACGGAATCCAGCTTATCAACAACTTGCTCGCATGGGACGAAAACAAGGAACGCGACAGCCTGAACGCCCCCAAGTTCTACGTCTCGGAGCGGTGCGTAAACGTCATTGCATGTATGCAGTCCTACACGGGTCAGGGCGGCCGGGGAGAAAACTTCAAAGACCCACCGGACTGCCTGCGTTATCTCGCCGTCTCCGACATTCAATTTATAGACCAAGCGAAGATTACCGACCATCAGGCATATGGCCGCACGGGGAGTTATTGACACCGCCATAAGACGCGCTAATGCAACATTCATCCTAAAACGTGTCGTCTTTCACCGCCAATAACTCAGTTTTGCCACGGGCTGACCTCCAGCTTGCCCCGGAAGGTGATAGCGGCCCCGACTTCCCGCAACTGAAGAAGTCTTTTGACGATTGCGTAACGAACCTCTCCCCGTATCGGACCCAAACGGCCCAAAATTATTCGACTCGTTACGCAATCTGGCCGGGGCAGTCAGCAGACGGAAAGAAACATTCCCGTGGGCCGCAGGGGACGCCTGACCCGGTGCCGTGGGATGGGGCGAGCGACCTACGGGTTTATCTGACGGACAACCTGATTAATGACAAGGTGGCGATGATTTTGGAGGCGATCAATAAAGCCTCCCTCGTGGCCCAGCCCGTCGAAGGGAACGACATTAAGCGGGCGAAGGAAGTAACGCTTTTCATGCGCTGGCTATTGGAGCAGATGCCGGACCTAGACCGGGAAATGGAATTGCTTGCCCAGTATTTGCAGGAAAAGGGGGCCGCAATTGTCGGCCAATTCTGGGAGACGACGCAGGAAAAGACGCTTCAGGTTCTCAGACTCACTGATTTCCAGCAGCAGTTCCCGGATGTGGACATGCTTCAGCTTTTGGAGTCGGGAGACGCGGACGACTATCTGAAATCCACCTTTGAGGAGATTTACGGGGTGTCCCGAGCGAAGGCCCAGAAGATGCTTCGTGAACTGACGAACACCGGAACAACGACTGTCGCTGTGGTTGGCCGCGAGAAGTCCTATCCGGTAATGCGGACATTCAACCTCGATACGGACGCCTTTATCCCGCCCGACACGACGGACATTGAAATGGCGACGGGGATTTATTTGGTGAAGTATTACACCCCCGAAAAGTTGCGCGGACTCGTGAACACGGACGGATGGGATAAGAGCTGGGTGGAGAACGCGATT